CACGGCCAGGACGCCGTCGCCATCACCGACCACGGCACCTGCGCCGGACACCCTGAGCTGCAGCGCGCGGCCGACAAGGCCGGGGTCAAGCCGATCTTCGGCATCGAGGCCTACCTGTGCGACGACCGCGTCATCCGCGCCGAGCCGGGCGACAAGGAGCTGCAGGCCAAGCTCCGCAACGACTACTGGCACGTCTGCCTGTTCGCCATGGACAACACCGGCCTGCGCAACATCTGGGCCGCCTCCACCGAGTCCTTCCGCGACGGCTTCTACCACCGCCCCCGCATGGACTGGGACACCCTCGGCCGGTTCAACGAGGGCGTCATCGCCTCCACCGGCTGCCTGCGCGGCCCCGTGGCCGTCGCGCTCAAGGATGGCGACGTCGAGCTGGCGGCCGCCCGCCTGACCCGGCTCATGGACCTCTTCCCGGGCCGCCTATACGTCGAGCTGCAGCCCAACGACATGCCCGACCAGGTCCGCCTGAACCAGGCCCTCGTGGAGTTCGCCCGCCAGTTCCGCCTGCCGCTGCTGGCCACCGTCGACTCCCACTTCCCGACCGCCGACGACGCCCACGCCCACGACGTCTGGATCGCCTGCCAGACCAACAAGGACGTCCAGGACGAAGGCGACCTGTTCGCCGAGGACCTGAACCTCTACGTCATGGGCGAGGACGAAGTCCGCGCCGGACTCGCCTACCTCGGCCAGGACGTCGTCGAGGAGTCCATCGCCAACACCCGCGCGCTGGCCGACCGCTGCAACGCCCGCATCGAGGGCGAGACGACCACCCCGTCCTTCACCGGAGACCCGAAGGAAGACGTCGAGCGACTGCACCAGCTGTGCATCAAGAACTGGGACCGCATACCGCAGGGCCTCTCTCCCGAAGAGACGAAGGTCTACATGGACCGCTACCAGCGGGAGATGGACCTGCTGGTGGCCAAGGGGTTCTGCGGCTACTACCTGATGGTCGCCGACTACGTCGGCTGGGCCAAGGACCACGGCATCCTCGTCGGCCCCGGACGCGGCTCCGGCGGCGGCTCCCTGGTCGCCTACCTCGCCCGCATCACCTCCCTCGACCCGGTCAAGCACGACCTCCTCTTCGAGCGCTTCCTGACGCGCGGCCGCGCCGGACTCCCCGACTTCGACGTGGACTTCCCCGCCTCGAAGAAGGCCGAGATCCTCGGCTACCTCCGCGAGCGCTGGGGCGAGCGCAACGTCGTCTCCATCGGCTCCGAGCTGCGCCTGAAGAACAAGGCCGTCATCAACGAGCTGGTCCGCGCGCTGGCCTCCTCCCTGCCGGAGAACGCGGCCGCCGACCTGCGCCAGGTCTCCGCCCTGATCGACGAGGCCGAAGCGGGCACCGCCGGACTCGGCATGTCCTGGGAAGACCTCTGGGTCCAGCACGGCGAGCAGCTCCAGCCGTACGCCGACCGCTACCCCGAGCTGTTCGCCATGGCAGAGCGCCTGGTCGGCCGCCTGAAGTCCTACGGCCGCCACGCGGCCGGTGTCGTCATCTCCACCGGCGCCCCGCTCACCGACTGGCTGCCGATGCGCACCATCGACGGCGAGGAACAGATGGTGACGCAGTGGGCCATGGGCGACGTCGAGGCCATCGGCCTGGTGAAGTTCGACATCCTGACCCTGCGCACCCTGGACACCATCCAGGAGACCCTCGACCTGGTCCGCGAGCAGCGCCGGTACGAGATCGACCTGGAGGCCTGGGAGGCCGAGTTCGAGGACCCCCTGGTCTGGGAGGAGCTGCAGCAGGCGAACACCCTGGGCGTCTTCCAGATCGAGACCCACTCCGGCACCCGCCTGTGCGAGCGCATGCGCCCCCGCAACGTCGCCGAGCTGGCCGACATGGTCACCATCGTCCGGCCCGGCCCGATGAACTCCGGCCTGACCGACCTCTACCTGCGCCGCCGCGCGGGCGAGCAGGCCGTCACCTACCCCGACCCCCGCCTGGAGCAGGTCCTGGCACCGACGTTCGGCGCGATGATCTACCAGGAGCAGGTCATGGCCGTCACCCGGCTGCTGGCCGGGTACGACGAGTCCGAGGCCGACGGCGTGCGCCGCATCCTGGGCAAGAAGAAGGTCTCCGCCATCGCCGACGCCGGGCAGGAGTTCCTCTCCCGCGTCGACATGCCCCGCGAGCAGGCCGAGCGCCTGTGGGCGCAGATGGCCGAGTTCTCGAAGTACGGCTTCAACAAGAGCCACGCCTACGCGTATGCGTTCCTCGCGTTCTGGACCGCGTTCCTCAAGGTCAACTACCCCCGCGAGTTCCTCGTCGCCGCCATGAGCACCGTCGACAAGGACCGCGTCCCGGAGTTCGTCAAGGAGGCCCGGCGCCTGGGCGTCGAAGTCCTCCCGCCGGACATCAACCACTCCGGCCCCGGCTTCACCGCCGACCCCGAGCGCTACGCCGTCCGCTACGGCCTCGGCTCCGTCAAGGGCGTCGGCGACGTCGCCGTCCGCGCCCTCGTCGAGGCCCAGCCGTACGCCTCCTGGGAGGACTTCGAGGCCCGCAAGAGCCCCAAGGCCAACGCAGGCGTCGTCGCCCTCCTCGCCCGCGTCGGCGCCTTCGACACCCTCGTCACCAACCGGCGCGGCCTGGAGGCCAAGCTGCTGGCCGCCAAGACCGGCGAGGACTCCCAGTGCGTCCACAAGAGGGTCGAGATCGTCCCGGACGCGCTGCAGATCCAGAACGTCTGGTGCACCTTCGACTGGTCCAGCGAGCCCGCGCCGATCAACCCGCGCACCGGCAAGATCCTCAAGCGCAAGCCGCTGCCCAAGCGCTGCACCAAGGCCTGCCGCCAGTACACCGCGCCGCCGCCGCTGCAGATCGAGACCGTCGAGCCCTACAGCCCGGTGGACATCCGGACCATCGAGCACGAGATGCTCGGCACCTACCTCTCCAGCACGCCGTTCGACGACCTCGACCCGAACGACCGCGCTGTCTGCCGAGCCCAGGCCGAGCAGCTGGCCACCGGACCGAACGGCACCTACTACGTCGCCGCGATCGTGGCAGGAGCCCGCCCCCACAAGACGGGCGACATGGGCTTCCTGACCCTGGAGACCGAGATCTCCACCCTCCGCGTCGCGGTCTTCCGTGACGCCTGGGCCGTCGAGCAGCGCCGCTTCAACAAGGGCGACCTCTGCCTGGCCGAACTCCGTAAGAACGACCGGGGCCTGAGCCTCGTCGCCTACCAGCCCCTGTGAGAGGCACCGCCATGCCCATCATCTCCTCCATCAGCCACCCCTACTGGTCCGCCCTCGGCGCGGCCGCCAAGGCCACCCGCAACGGCCTGCAGATCTCCCAGGCCTCCGTCGCCAAGCACGTCGGCCTGACGGTGCGCGAGTACGCGGCCCTGGAGAGCGGCTTCATCCCGCCGGACGTCGCCGACGCCCTCGGCCACATGGACCTCGCCCTCCTGGACGAAGTCCTCGGCTGGGAGGAGGGCACCGCCCGCTCCCACGTCGAGAAGGCCCTCACGGCCGCCATGTGGCCCACCGCCGCCCCGGAGGTCCCCCACTTCCAGGGCGAGACCCCCGTCGCCGCCGACCGCTCCATCTACCCGGCCGCCGCCTGGGCCCGCCTCGGCAAGGCCGTCCGCGCCGCCCGCCTGGCGCAGAAGATGACGCGAAACGGCCTTGGCTACGCCATGAAGTCCTCCGGCAAGACCGTCATGCGCCTGGAGGAAGGCCGCATCTACGGCGACCCTCGCACCGCCCCCGCCGGTGACTACAACTCCGAGCGCTACCTGCTCCGCCGCCTCGCGTTCCTGGAGATGGCCCTGGAGTGGGAGATGGGCCAGGCCGCAGCAATCCTCGAAGGCCAGAACGAGGCCACTGTCAGTCCTGCGGCGTAAGCTGCGAAATCAAGCCAACCGCCATTGGCCACAGCTGACCGCCATCAGCTGCTCCTACCGCCAAGGAGACCCCCGCACCATGCCTGCCTCCAAGGGCCTCGCCAAGCTGCGCGCAGACCTGACCAAGACCTACGGCGACCGCGTCACCCGCAAGGACACGATGGTCCGCCCGGAGTTCATATCCACCGGCTCCCTCACCCTCGACTACGCCCTCGGCGGCGGCTTCGCCCTGAAGCGCACCCACGAGATCGTCGGCCCCGAGGGCATGGGCAAGACCTCGCTGGCCAACCTCACCATGGCCAACGCCCAGAAGCAGTTCCCCGACCGCGCCGTCGCCGTCATCGACATGGAGCAGGCCTTCGACTTCGAGTGGGCCGTCAAGCTCGGCGTCGACATCAGCGAGGAGAGGTTTTTCCACCTCTACCCCAACGACTCCGAGGACGTCTCCGACCAGATCTCCATGCTGCTGCGCAGCGGCGAGGTCTCCCTGGTCGTCGTCGACTCCATCGGTGGCATGGAGTCCCGCGCCGCGTTCGAGAAGAAGGCCGAGGAGTCGGCCATGGGCAAGAACGCCCAGGTCATCTCCCGCATGGTCAAGCGCGTCGCAGGCCTCGCCCGCGAGCACAACGCGGCCGTGATCTTCATCAACCAGTACCGCGCCAACATCGGCTCCCCGCGCGGCGGCGAGAAGCCCGCCGGACCGAGCGCGCTGAAGTACAACACGACCACCCAGATCAAGATGAGCCGGACCAGCGAGCCGACGAAGAAGGTGTCCATCACCGACGCCGTCTCCAAGGCCCCCGCCGAGCTGGAGGTCGGCCGCCAGCTGCGCGTGAAGGTCTCCCGGCACAAGATCTTCCCCCAGGGCCGTGTCGCCGACTTCTGGTTCTTCAACGTCGCCACCGACAAGTACGGCCCCGTCGGCATCGACCGCACCGACGAGGCGATCACCCTCGGCATCGCCACCGGCGCCATCAAGCGCCTGACCACCCAGTCGTACGAGTTCCCCGACGGCTCCAAGGTCACCGGCGGCCGCCCTGGTGTCGAGGCCGCCATCGCCAAGAACCCCGAGCTGGTCGAGCAGGTCCGCGAGCGGGCCCTGGCCGCCATCTCCAGCGACGTCAAGAGCGACCACACCGTCTCCTACGACGACGTACCCGACGGCGTCGACCTCAGCACCGGCGAGATCCTGGAGGACGCCGCATGAACCGCCAGAACAGCGACCTGCCCTTCTACACCTCCATGGGCCTGTGCGCGGTGATCCTCACCGTCGGCTGGTTCAGCGTCGGCCGCCGCTACGACCTCCACGGCATCACCCGCGACGAGGCGTTCTGGATCGGCGGCCTGACCGCCTTCTCCTTCCTGGTCATCACCGTCACGGTGGGCATGCTGGTCGTCACCATCGCCGAGCGCCGCCACCCCGAGCCGCTGCCGATCGACCCCGACTTCCCGCCGACCAAGATGATCTACCTGCAGGGCGAGGGCGAGCCGGAGCGCTGCGACTGCCACGGCCGGGTGATCGAGGACGGAGCGGAGATCCTGCACTGGCCTCAGCCCGCCAAGCTCGTCTGCGTCCAGAAGGGCGACGGCGAGTGAGCGCCACCGACATACGGCGTGCACACCGCTGCGAATTGCCTCACCCGCTCGACCGCAGCCACAACGACATCACCCAGTGCGACGAGTGCGATCGTCTCTGGGTCGCCAAGGACACTCTCTTTGCGAGGGAGTGGCGTCGCGTCAGCCGGATCAAGCGCTGGCGCCTGCGCCGCCAGCTCGCCCTGGAAGGGGGCGCCAAGTGACCCTCGACAAGGGCCTGAACAAGCGCATGGGCGATCTCCACGAGGCGTACGTCGCCGACGTTCTCGGCCAGCGCCAGACGCGCGGCAGCGGCAACCAGTGGCGCGACCAGATGGACTCCAAGCACGACCGCACCTCGTGCGTCTTCGCCTTCGCCAACGACGGCAAGTCCACCCTCGGCAAGTCCATCAGCATCAGCCGGGAGATGTGGGCCAAGGCCGTCCAGCAGGCCGGGGGAGAGCGCCCCATGCTCACCCTGCGCTGGTACGCCGACGCCTCCCTGTCCAAGGTCGACATCGACCTGGCCGCCTGCGACCTGCTGGACTTCGCCGAACAGCGCGAAGACGCCGAGAAGTGGCACCAGGCCAAGCCCATCCTGCAGGCCCTCGTCGAACAGGACCCGCGATGCATCCGAGTCCTCGTGGAACTCGCGCGCAACCTCATCAACGCAGATCAGTGAAGTGAGAACCCATCATGCACGGTGACCTGAACCAGTACTGGAACTACATCCTGTCCGGCCTGGACGTCGTAGGCCTCTTCGCCCTGCGCGCCGTCGGCAAGAAGAAGGCGACCGGCTGGCTGTGGGCGATGATCACCCAGGCCGTCTGGATGGTCTACTCCGTCTCCACCTTCCAGTGGGGCTTCCTGACCGTGGCCGCCGTCAAGTTCGTCATCTACACCTGGAACTGGACCTCCTGGGTGCGCGGCGACAAGGCCGCCGCCAAGCCCAAGACGCGCGAGGAGCTGGCCCTGGAGCTGGCCCGCGAGCGACTGCCGAAGGGCACCGACGAACTCACGGTGATCCAAGCCGCCTCCATGCTGACCAAGGCCCTCAAGGTAGTCGAGCTGTACCCGGAGAAGATGAAGGCGGGGCCGACAACGTGACCTTCACCCCCGCCTTCCGCCGGGTCGGCGCCATCGACAACGACCTGGTGCTCATCCCGCTCATCGAGAACGCCGTCCAGCAGTGCGCGTTCCCGAAGAACTTCACCGTCCGCCTGCGCGCGTACGCCGCCAAGCGCGAGCCCGACGGCTGGTTCCACCCGAGCACCCACCCGACGATGGACGAGCGGCAGCTGTACTACTACCTCGCCCAGCCGGACCGGTGGGAGGAGTCGGAGTTCGACTACGGCCCCCGCATGTCCGTCCTGGTCGGCACCGTCATGCACGAGGTCATCCAGACCGTCATGACCAAGCTCGGCCTGCTCATCCCGCCGAAGGGCACCTGCGTGTGCTGCGGCCGCCCCCACGGCAAGGGCCCCGGCAAGTGCGACGAGTGGGGCGTCCGCGACGACCTCCTGCGCCGACGCGGCCACATGGACGGCCTCCTCGACATCCCCGGCTGGTGCACCCCCGGCGACGGCATCTTCGACCTCAAGACCTGCGCCCCGCCCGTCATCCGGGGCGTGGACAACAACGATCTTGAGGCCTTCAAGATCAAGTGGCCGAAGTACTACGGCCAGGCCCAGGACTACATGGCCTGCACCGGCAAGCAGAAGGCACTGATCCTCTTCCTCGCCATGAGCGAGGGCTGGCAGATGCGCGAGTTCACCATCCCCCGCGACGACCTGTACATCGCCCGCCTGGAAGCGAAGTACCGCCGCGTCCTCGCCCACGTAGACGCCGGGACCCCGCCGCCCGTCGCCTGCTGCCCCGGCGGCGCCAAGGCCCGCAAGTGCCCCGCCACCCGCTGCACCGTCAAGATCGGAATGGCCGCATGACCATCGCGAAAGCGCCGTACTACGCCGACGGCAGCCTCAAGCACTTCGTCTACCACGAAGACGACGTCGCCGAGTGGCGGGACAACGTGCCCTTCTACGAGATGCTCACCCTCGACGGCGCGGTGCGCGGCATGTCGGCCGCCCGCCTGCGCTGGTACGCCGAGGGCGGCCGCCGGTTCGAGATGTTCCTCACCGACCTCGTCGACATGATCAACCGCACGCCCAACCTCTACAAGGGCGCGATAAGCGGATGGTGGATGGTCAATAAACGCGGCCGGAACTACGGCATCCGCCTGGCCACCGACGCAGAACTCATCGCCGCCGGACACACCGGCGGACTCGCCGCGCACTGCCCCGTCTGCCAGAACATCGAGCTGCCCCTTCCCTCGCTGTGCCCCGTGCCCGAGCCCTGCAACTGCAGCCGCGAGGACAAGACCGCCTGCTCCTCGCCCACCTGCAAGGGCTGACCCATCCCGCTTCTCTGACCGCCATCGGAGACCCCTGTGAAGAACCAGCTCGCCATACCCGCCGTCGAGCGCATCGCCCGCCGCAACGCGTTCCGCCCGCCCGCCTTCAGCGACTTCGCCGTCGCCACGGTGCAGGCCTTCGACCAGTCCCTGAACAACACCGGCGTCGTCCTGCTTCGTTCCTCCGGCGAGGGCATCGTCCTGCTGGCCACCGGCATGATCCGCCCCTCCGAAGAGGCCACCGCCCAGGACAGCTGGGAGGGCAACTACGCCCGCGCCGAGGACATCCACAAGGGCGTCGCCTACCACCGCACCGGCTACGCCCGCATGGCCGACGCCGTCCTGTACGAGCGGCCGCCGGTCCACGGCAAGCGCACCGAGTCCATCATCCTGGCCGGGCGCGAGGTCCACCGCGCCACCGGCGGCGCAGCCGTCATGGTCGACAACCGCCACGCCAAGAAGATCATCATCGGCCGCGCCGGAAGCAGCCAGAACCCGGTCACTAAGGCCCACGTCAAGGAAGCCGTCGAGCGCTACATCACCCCGCCCGAGCGCAGCGGCAAGACCCTGCCCTGGAACGAACACATCCGCGACGCCTGCCTGCTCGCCCTCGCCTGGCTCTACGACGAGAAGCAGCGCCAGGCCCAGGAGGCCGCCCAGGCCCAGCCGCTGGCGGCCGCCGCATGAGCGACCCCACCTCCATGATGACGGCCGTCGACAACGAGCACGCGGCCAAGCAGGCCAACCGGGTCGTCGGCGAACTCGCCAAGGAAGCCGACCAGCCGGTCTCCGTCGACATCGACCCCGACCGCACCCGCGAGACCTCCACGACCGGCTTCTCCCGGATGCGCACCGAGTGGCGCCCAGGGGAGGGCGCCGAGATCGCGGGCATCGTCCAGCAGGCCCAGGGCATCATCCACCGCGCCTTCCCCGACGCCTACCTGGTGATGAACGAGCTGTGGGACCTGGTGCGCGAGCCGGTCGTCGACGAGGCCACCGGCCTGATCCAGACGGACATCTTCGGCTGGCCGGTGTGGCAGAAGTGGCCCTCCGGCGCCTACATCGAGGACTACACCAAGCTCACCACCCGGGAGAAGGAAGGCTTCCTCCTGCGCATCACCACCGGCCTGCTGGAGTGGGAGCAGAAGGCCTCCATGCTCTGGCTGGAGTCGATGCTGGCCAAGGGCCGCTGGGAGGAGTCCATGGCCACCGGCTTCGTCGCGCCGACCGGCCGCGTCACCGTGGAGGAGCGCACCCAGCGCGGCCGGGCCTACGCGGCCGAGGACCGCTACCACGCCATCTTCCGCGCCGCCGTCTCCCGCTCGGCCGACAGCCTGATCCGCTCCCTGGAGCGCATCGGACAGCGCCTGAAGGACTCCCTGACGGCCTGAGTCCTGTCTGTGGTCCAAGTTCGATAGGCGAAAAGTTGGAGTTGCAGGCGGGGCCCTGCTTATGCTGACACAGAATTCCAGGTGTACTGCCGCCACATGTGCACCCGGGAAGGCGCGACCGCCACGCGTCAGCAAAGGAACCCGCCTGCATGACTATTGACGTGCGCGTGCTCCGGGAACTGTTCCGGCATCTTCAGGCGTGGAACACCCTCTACGAAACAGAGGGTAGGGACACGATAACTGGTCCGGACGGAACCGAGTACTGCATCCACGACATCGTCCGTCTCTACGAGAACGCCGTGAATGGACGCGGCGCGAACGGAAAGCACCTCCTTTCCCCGCGCCAGCGAGAAGCCATTCAGCTGTTCCTCATCGAGAACCGCCCCGAACGGGAAGTCGCCCGTCTCATGGGCGTCTCCGAGGACAACCCCGTGGCCTCCTACGCCACCCAGGGCCTCATCCGCCTCAACGAGCTGATCAAGGCCGGAGTCATCCCCGGCAACGGCTACGACGAGGAGCTGGAGGTGGCCGCATGAGCCGCATTCGCTACGGAGTCGACGCCGACCTCGAAGCCCAGGCCGACGCGATCCTGCGCCAGTCCTTCCTGGACCACCCCAACCCGGAAGAGAAGGCCAAGATCCTCACCCCCTACATGCTGCAGAACCGGCTCAAGCGCGAGGTCTTCGTGCCCGGCGGCACCCCCGACGGCGCCGTCCGCAAGGGCAGCTTCCACCGGGCCATCAACCGCAAGCACCCCCACCTCAACGCCGCCGAAGGCGTCGCCCGGCCCCAGCACCGCGTCCCGCTGAAGGCCGAGGAATGACCGACAACCTGCCCGCCCTCACCGACCCGGACGACACCGGCCCGGCCAGCATGGTCATGGTCCGTGTCGGCGGCCGCACCGTGCCCGCCAAGACCGGCTCCCGCTGCCGCGTCTGCCAGTCCCCCCACCGCGCCCAGATCGAAGCCTGGATCTTGGAGGGCTACACCCGGCCCACCATCCTCGCCCAGCTCAAGGACATGGAGGAAGGCCCCCTCGGCCACCCCACCGAGAAGGCCCTGCGCGTCCACACCGACAAGCACCTCCCGCTCGGCGCCCGCGCCGAAGCCGCCATCCTGGAGCGCCGCGCCGAACAACTCGGCGAGGAGATAGAAAAAAGTGGCGGCCGTGTCGTCGACTACCGCTCCGCAGCCCATATGGTCGTACTGAAGGGCTTCGACCGCATCCAGCGGGGCGAGATCCAAGTCGACGCCACCACCTTCATGAAAGCCATCGACCTCGTCCACAAGCTGGAGATGGCCGTGGCCGGGGGAATGGACGCCAACGTCTGGCGCGACGCCCTCATGGAGTACATGAAGATAGCCGTGCCCTTCATCCCTCCGGAGAGGCGAAAGGAATTCGCTGCCGCCCTCAGCGAAAGCCCCGTCCTCGCCGCGCTGGCCAAAAACCAGCAACACAATTAAAAATCCCGGCCCGCCAGCCGGACCCCACCACCCCTCCTTCCGCCAGAGGAGAACCAGCCCGTCATGCACCGCCGCGAACCCTCCACCACCACCCTCGCCGACCTCGACCTCGCCTGGAAGAACCGCGACCGCGAGTGGACCAGCGACGCCTGCGTCCCCTCCGTCGACTTCCCCCAGGCCCCCGGCGTCGAGCCGACCATCCTCCTCGGCGACCACGAGATCACCCTGGACGACAAGGCCATCGAGCTGCTCTGCGCCTTCTACCAGGTCCCCACCGCCTACTTCCGCCGCATCACGGCGGAGGAGCGGCACTTCGTGATGAACATGCGCATGCAGCACGCCGAGGGTGAGGTGACGATCACCTACAACGACCTCGGCGTCACCGACGTCCGCAAGCCCACCAAGCCCCGCCTGGAGGCCGAGGAGTTCGTCCGCATCGCCCACCGGCTCTACCCCGCCAGCAGCACCGTGCTGGACGCCTGGGTCACCGCCGACGAGCTGCGCCTGGACGTCCTCGGCCGCCACGTCGAGGACGGCATCTGGGGAGGCCTGCGCTTCGGCCAGAACCGCAAGCAGAACCTCGCCCCCACCGTGGCCCCGATCCTCTTCCACGAGGACACCACCACGGTGATCGAGATCCCCGACCCCTCCCTCAAGATCGACGCACGCGGCGTCTCCGTCGACAAGATCGGCGAACGCCTGGCCGCCGAGGCCCTGCGCGCCGACGCCCGCCTGTACAAGGACGCCGAGCACCTGCTGAACCTGCAGCGCACCTCCATTGGCGGCGACCGCATCATGCGCCTGCACCGCGTCGCCGCCGAGCACAAGCTGCCCGTCCGCCCGCTCGCCGACATCACCGTCGCGCTCTCCCGCAACGAAGACCCCACCCTGCTCGACCTCGCGCTGGCCATCGCCAACACCGCCAACGCCCCCAAGATCCTGCAGGACCCCGACAAGCGGAAGCTGCGCGCCACCCTCCAGGCCATCGCCGGAGCCGTCGTGGTCGACGAAGCCGAACGCTGCTCCTCCTGCCACGCCCTCGTCGCCGCCGCCTGAAGGGCCCGCCATGACCGACCAGCTCCGCCAGCGCCCCGGCGACCAGCCGCTGCCCACTGAGGGCCAGCAGGACGTCCAGGAAGCCCTGATCGCCCGTCTCAAGCAGCGCCGCGCCCTTGGCATCGAGCGCTACGGCCGCCCGCTGAAGACCTTCAACGGCCGCAAGGCCCTCCAGGACCTGCTCGAAGAACTCCTCGACGGGGCCAACTACGCCCTGCAGGCCGAGATGGAGTGGGAGGCCGTCCAGGCCCGCGTCAGCGCGGCGCTGGCGGTGCACGTTGCCGACGAGACGGGCCGGTGCGTCTCCTGCCTGCAGAGTTCTCCGTGCGAGACCCGGGAGATCCTCACCGGCCAGCAGGTGCGCCCGTTCGTGGTCACCCGGACCGACCCGGTCCAGGAGGTCGTCTGCTCGCCGGACGCCATCGAGTACGTACGCACGCACTTCCAGATCACGGCCGTCGAGGACGAGCGCTGCATCCCGCCCGCGCCGCTCGGCCAGTACCTGGGCTTCCCCGTCTACGTGGACGACGCGCTCCCGCCGCGCACTGTCCGCCTGCAGCCCAGCACCCCCAATCAGTAGCCCCACCCCTCCTTCCGCCAGAGGAGCCCCATGAACGCCAACCACCCGTCCGGCCTGATCCTGCCGCCGGGCGTCCAGTCCTCCAGCCCCTTCGGGCCCGCCGCCGACCGCTTCGACAAGGAGTACGGCGGCGTCTACCAGCGCCAGGAACTGGCCCAGGGCGACATCCACGACAGCGAGATCCTCGCCCTCGAAGCGATCTTCAAGGACATGCAGGACCGCTACGGCGCCCGCGCCTTCAACATCGCGGAGTTCGAGCGCGAGGCCAAGGACCGCTGCCACGACGAACTCGGCCTCGCCATCGACATCCGCTGGCGCGCGCTCGCCGACGGCACCGGCCGCATCATCGAGGGCGCCGCCAGCCCCGAGATCGAGATCGTCGGCCGCGTCGAGAAGAAGGAACGCAAGACCTTCGACCACGACCAGAAGGTCTTCGAGGTCACCCACGACATCGCCGACCTCGGCACCCAGGGCGTCATCGCCTCCCAGGAGCCGGTACGCGGAGAGCACACCCACTGATGAGCTTCCTCCGTGCCTTCCTGATCAAGCGGCTCTCCCTGCCCATCTTGGACGACGCGTACCCGGACTGGCACCGGGACTACACCACCGCCCAGCTCTGGCGCTGGTACGAGCAGACGCAGGAGCGCCCATGAGCCGCATCCACGACCACGACGACAGCAGCGTCACCGTCGCCATCATCCCGCAGACCTGCGGGAACTGCGGCGCCCGCCCCGACCGCGTGCGCATGTCCCTGGAGGTCGTCACCGGCGACGGCTTCATCGGCCTGCAGACCGTCGCCGAGACCCCCTGCTGCGGCGGCAAGCGCAACAGCGCCTACCCCCCGGACCACCTGGCCAGGCTCCTGAACCACCTGGAGCACTGCAACAACGACCACCACTGAAAAAGCGAATTCTCGCTGATTCGTTGACACACTGAGGAGAACACCACCATGTCCCGCAACCGCGAAGTGAACCTCGGCCCCGTCATCCTCCTCGTCGGCGCGTTCGTCGCCCTGCTCGCCCTCATCGGCGTGATCATGGGCGCCATCGCGGGCTTCAAGGCGTTCGGCCGCTACCAGGCCATGTCCGACGCCAAGAACCAGGCCCAGGTCGCCCTGGTCAAGGCCAACAACAACGTCAAGGTCACCGAGATCGAGATCAAGAACCAGGGCCAGCGGGTCAAGGTTGCCCAGCAGCAGGCCCAGATCCGGTTCGAGAACGCCAAGGGCATCCGCGAGGCCCAGGACGAGATCGCCAAGACGCTCACCCCGCTGTACGTCCAGTTCGAGATGACCGAGGCCCTCAAGGAGATCGCCAAGAGCGGCAAGAACTCCTCGGTGGTCTACATCCCCTCCGGCGCCAACGGCGTCCCGCTGGTCTCCGGCGTCCAGGGCCAGCCGTCCGTCGGCACCCCGGCGAAGTAGCCCAGAAACGACAATCCCCCAGGGTGCTTGCCGAAGCAGAGGCGTCCCTGGGGGGTACGTCGAAGACCATAGCACGCCCTTCCCGCTCCCGAGGAGGGCGTTGCTGTGCCCGGTGCCCTCCGACACCCCAAGGGGCGAGGAGGGCACCGCCATGAGCAGCAAGAACGAGGACACCTCGCCCCTGGCCAGCTTCGACCCGCTGGCCATCCACCAGCTGTACCTGGGGCTGGAGGTACCGGACCCGATCACCTTCGTGGTCTCGCCGAAATACCTGAACCGGCCGAACCTCTACCCCCGCCAGGCCACCCTCCTGAAGGTCTTCTTCCTGCGCGAGGACCTCCTGACCGACTATGACCACCGCGTCATCGCCGAGTGGGACGAGGCCTACCGCACCGCCAAGGCCACCAACGAACAGCGCGCCGCCCGCGCGGCCGCGCTCGCCGCCGAGACTCCCGAGGACGCGCTGGCCGCCGAGGTCGACGGCATCATGACCGACGCCCTCGACGAGCTGCGCCAGCAGGCCTTGCTGGAGGGCAACGAGGACGCCCCCAAGATGCCGCTGTCCGGCAGCCCGGACCTCCTCGGCCGGATGCGCGCCTGCAAGGCCCTCGGCTACCGGTGGTTCAAGGAGATCCTCCTGGTGATGGGCCGCCGAGCAGGCAAGGGCCACATCTCCGCCATCGCCATGGCCTACGTCCTGTGGTGCTACATGGCCAAGGGCGACCCCCAGGAGTTCTACGGCGTCGACCGCGATAAGAAGCTCGCCGTCCTGATCTTCGCCGGTAAGCGCGACCAGGCCAAGCAGAACCTGTGGCGCGACCTCGTCAACGTCGTCACCGGCGGCCCCTGCTTCGCCCCCTACATCGCCGACAGCCTCGGCGAGAAGCTCTCCGTGTACGCGCCCAACGACTTCATCCGCATGGAGGAGATGCGCAAGCGCGGCATCAAGACCGCCATGGACATGGCCACCTTCCACATCCTGCCGAAGGAGTCCACCGTCATGGCAGGCCGTGGCCCGGCCTCCATGATCCTCGGCTTCGACGAGATGGCCCACGTCGTCGCCTCCGGCGCCAACCGCTCCGCCGGAGAGGTCTACGACGCCTCCGTCCCCTCCCTCGACCAGTTCGGCCGCGACGGCTTCATCGTCGAGCCCTCCTCCCCTTGGGAGATGAGCGGCAAGTTCTACGAGAACTGGCTGCGCGCCACCGAGTACGAGCCCGACGGAACCCCCACCTACCCGTCCGTCATGATGATCCAGCTCCCCTCCTGGGACGTCTACCTCGACTGGCAGATCGCCCACGAACTCCCGCTGTTCCCCGAGGGCTTCACCGGCGACAACGGCGAGTACGTCGACTGCGAACTGCCCAAGTTCCAGCGGCTCAAGGGCGCCATCCAGAACTACGACGAAGAGATGCGCAAGCTGGAGAAGGCCGACCCCGACACCTTCGCCGTCGAGCGCCGCGCCCAGTGGGCCACCGTCCTGGACGCCTACCTCAACCCCGACAAGGTCGAGGCCGTCTTCGGTCCCTGGTACGAGCGCCCCGAGCGCTACGGCCGCCCGCTGATCCTGCCCACCAGCCAGGGCATCCTCGCCTACACCTACAAGGGTCACGCCGACCCCAGCTCGGTCAACTGCCGCTTCGGTGTCGCCCTTGCCCACACCGAGACCGACGACGAAGGTCGCCCCCACGTCGTCTTCGACAAGATCCACTTCTTCGATCCGGCCGACTTCCCGAACCACACCATCGACTACGAGGAGGTCGAGGACTGGATCTGGGACGAGATGATCGTCCCCTACATGCCCGAAGAGTTCACCTTCGACCAGTACCAGTCGGTCGGCTCCATCCAGAAGCTGATCAAGCGCGTCGCCAGCACCCGCATGCCCAAGCCCGTCTCGATCTTCGAGCGGACCGCCACCAACGCCCTGAACTGGAAGTACGCCGAGACCTTCAAGGCCGCGATCAACATGGGCCTCGTCCACGCCCCCGAGCACGACGAGGGCATGCTGGAGCTGAAGTTCCTTCAGAAGCCGCCGGGCATCAACCGCGTCGACCACCCCACCGTCGGCCCCGTCCAGACCAAGGACATCGCCGATGCGATCATGATCACAACGTACGCCCTGATCGGTGACTGGATCGAGGGGTACAAGCAGATGCTCAACGGCGCCACCCCGACCGGCGCCATGCAGGGCGGCCTCCACGGCTCCAGCGCCCGCACCCCCGATATGTCCACACCCGACTACGACATGCAGGCACGCCTGGACGCTCTGCGATCGTTCACCCGGACCCGTACCGGACGTCAGGGGTGGGAGCAAGGCCTGGGTCGTACAAGGTCCGGATATCGCCGGTGACCTGGAATGGCTGCCTTGCCCAAGCAGAAAAAACCGTGGCACGATGAGGCCGTCTCGTGAATATGGGCTGCAGAAATGAGTCTGCAGTTAGCGGGCGTGCCTTCGCGCTCCCGGCGGCTGGTCGAGCAGACCGGCCGGGTCGGCGCAGGGTGTGATGGCGTCTGGCGGGATTGACCATCGCTTAAAACGTCTCACGGGACACAGGGAAGCCCCCGGGCCTGCTAGCACCCGGGGGCTCTCTCATGCCCCTGTCCACCACCCCTCCACTGGCGTGAAGGGCTGGAGGTGCAGGGGATGACGGACATCAGCGCGGCCAGCTTCTTCCGCCAGGCGGCGGCCGACAGCGGGATCGACTTCGAGCACGAAGAGATCGACACCGGCGGCAGCAAGCGCCCCACCAAGATCCACCTGCACGCCGTCGACCCCGGCTCCGGCGAACGCATGGGCACCCTCACCTACCACGTGCCCCGCCGCAAGGCCGACAAGATCCTCGTCGAGCACCTCGGCACCGAAGAGGCCCACAGAGGCAAGGGCGTCGCCTCCGCCCTCATGGACGAGATGCAGCGCCGCCACCCCGCCACCCCCATCGACCACGGCGACCGCACCGACGCGGGTAAGGGCTGGTGGGACAAGTACACCGACGGCAAGAAGGTCACCCGAGGCCGCACCATGGCCTCTGTCACCGCCTCCCACCCCCGCGCCGAGGTCCCGCCGGAGCAGGCCGAGGCCCTCGAACACCCCGACTTCCGCGAGTACCGCCGCCGCTCCCTGGAACTGGCCAAGAACCCCACCCCAGGCACGGTCGTCTGGCGCGGCGAGACCCGCACCGGCGAGCCCCGCGACGCCCTGCGCTCCTCCGGCGTCGGCATGCACTGGACCGTCAACCCCGACTCCGTCGTCGTGCCGCGCCCGCACGAAAGCGAACGCCGCGTGCTGTGGCAGGGCCGCATCGACAACCCCGCCGCGCAGACCATCCCGCGCTCCCACCCCAGCTGGGGCGGCCGCACCGGCCACTCCATGGACCACGAGGCCGAGGTCCGCTTCCAGCCCGGCAGCAAGGTCCACATCGAGGGCGCCTACGTCTGGCACGGCCAGGGCGACCCCGAAGGCCACCCCGTCCCGCGCAAGCCCGAGCGCACCCACCCCGACTGGAAGTGGCACCCCGTCGGCGAGCACGCCGAGGTCCGCAACCTCGGCCACATCGACTACGGCAGCCACGAGACTCCGGCCAGCACCACCAAGACCCCGCCGCCCTGGACCGGCGCCGACCCCCACGCGGTCGTCGCCCACGAGCACGCGGCGGGCAACCACTACAGCAACTACCCCGGCAACGACCTCGACGACGTCGACTGGGACGCCCCCGAGGAGCACAGCGACGCCCACAGCAACGCCATCATGACCGACGGCGTCGTGCGCGACGGCTGGGTCAAGCCCCACGAACTCAGCCACGAGGACGCCGCGAACTGGCTGCGCTTCCACCCCGACCGCGCGGGCATCGAGCAGCGCCACGGCGGCAAGACCGCCATGCGCCGCACCGCCGCCGTCGAGGAAGGCGACGACGTCCCCTCCCGCCTGCTCAACCCCCACGGCCACCACATCAAGGCCAAGGTCGGCGGCTACCGCAACGTCGAGATGGTGCCCCGCGAGGAGATCGCCCGCTACGCCAGCCAGGAGACCGACCCCGAGCACGCCAAGGCCGTCGGCCACCACATCGCCACCACCGGCGAGATGGAACCCCTCCTGCTGCACTACCACCCCAAGAGCGGCGAGGCCTACCTGGGCGAGGGCAACCACCGCCTGCGCGCCTCCTACCCCCTGCAGATGGACCACCTGCCGGTCCGCGTCCAGCGCAACAACTACGGCCTGCCCGGCCCCGGCGTGAAGGTCCCCCAGGACCACCCCGCCCTCGCCACCGGCGAGCACATCCCTCACGACATCAAGCCCTCCGACATCGGCCTGACCACGGTCGAAAAGCCCACCATGTCCGAGTGGGACAAGCAGCACGAGCTGATGCAGTACCGGCTGCGCCACTCCCGCAAGACGGCCGCCGACGCCCCCACGCCGGAGTCCTTCGCCCGCCAGGAAGGCGAGGACTACTACGACCACCAGCGGCGCGTCCAGCGCGGCCTGTCCCTCGGCCACCTCGACTACATGCAGGCCCGCGAGCACGGTTACACCGGCGACGCCCGCCAGGACACCCGCGACGACTGGACCGGCCAGCCCACGCCGGGCAAGGGCTGGCAGCCGCTGCCGCAGAAGCTCTACCACACCACCACCGACGCCGCCGGAGTCATGGCCCACGGGCTCAAGAGCGGCGACGAACTCGGCCAGAAGCGCGGCCACGGTCTGGGCGGCACCCCCGAGTGGCTGTCCCTGACCGACCGCGAAGACCACGCCCACAACATGCTCGACGCCCTGCACGAGTACCACGCGCACCTCAACGGCAAGACCACCTACCAGGACCTGCACCGCGCAGCCCAGAACGCCGAGGGCGCCGAGAAGCCCTTCCACGAGGCGTTCGAGCACGCCGTCACCGGCGGCCACAACGAGTACGCCAAGGACTCCATGCGGCGCGGCAAGCGCCTGGAACCCGGCTTCGCCACCTACGACGAGGCCAAGGAGAAGGGCTGGACCCCGCACCCCACCATCCACAAGGACTTCGGCGTCGACAAGCACGGCCGCCACATCGGCACCGGCTGGGAGCGCGATCCCAACGTCGAGGAGCGCCACGACGAGTACGGCGCCTTCTCCCGCACCCGCGAGTGGAACGGCAACGGCAAGCCGTCGATCCTGTTCACCTCCAACGACCGCGAGGCCTTCGCCAAGAAGGACCCCAACAACTTCGCCGTCCTGCACGTACGCCCCAAGCCCGGCGCCCACGGCTTCCCCATGAAGACCGAGCACGAGTGGCGCACCGCCACCGGCGACGCCGTCGAGGTCCACGGCGAGCCCATCCGCCGCCAGGCCGCGAGCACCCCAGTGCCCGACAACCACGAGCCCTACCAGCACAAGCACGACTGGCTTCCCCACGACCACTTCTTCGCCCCCGGCAAGAAGGACCTCGACCCGCGCCTGTTCGACGACGGCGAGCGCATGCACCCCGAGGTCCGCCAGTACCTGATGAGCCTGCTCAACGGCTTCTGGGCACCCCGCTACGGCGACTCCTGGCAGACCTGGGCCCGCGTCTACCTCGCCGGGTCCGAGGCCTCCCACTGGTACGGCAACGGCGACCTGGACATCCTGATCGGCGTCGACTACGACCGCGCCCGCGAGCACGCCCCCGCGCTGGCCCGCCTGTCCGACACCGAGATCGACGACCGCCTCAACGACGAGCTGCGCCAGGGCCTGAACGACGACCACCGGCTGCTGCCCGGACCCGACGGCCACGAGACCGGCCCCTGGGAGAACACCTGGTACGTCAACCCGGGCTCGTACGACATCACCACGCTCAAGCCCTACGCGGCCTACGACATCACCCGCGACCAGTGGGCCGTCGAGCCGGTACAGGTCCCCGACGACTTCGGGCCCGAGAGCCTCCCGGAGTCCACCTGGGACGTCTTCGACGCCCTGACCAAGCTGATCAAGGCCATCGGCGAACTGCCCGACGGCGCCCGCGAGCGCGAGGGCGCCGCGCTGTACGATTACCTCCACGCTGACCGCCACAGCGCATTCGGCCCCGACGGATCGGGCCTGTACGACCCCGGCAACGCCGTCTGGAAGGCCCTCGACAAGGCCCCGGGCAAGCCCCTGCAGCAGCTCATCGACTGGAAGCACGCGCACGACGGCGCGGCCGCCGCCACGGACCAGGAGACCGCAGCATGACCGAGTTCAACGCCGTCGCCCACTTCCGTGGCGCGTACGATGCCCCCGAAGGAGGAGTCCATGGATCTGGACGAGCAGAACGAGACGCTGAGCCCCGAGGTCGAGGCGGAGCTGCTGCACCGGCAGGAGACGGCCGACGACCGCAGCCCGGTCAGCATGAACGAGCTGAAGGCCCGGCTCGTCGCGTCCGCGCTTCAGCCGAAGTAGAACGCCACCCCGAGCTGCAGGGCGACCTCGACCGCCTCGGCGGCGGCGCCCGCCACGTGCAGGACACCATCACCGCCCTGCAGCACGGCCACTCCGGCGTCACCACCTACCCCCTCTCCCACCCGCTGGAAGGCTGGCACGCCGCCATCACCTCCGGCGGCCACCAGGTCGTCCACCGCGTCGACCCCGACACCAAGACCCTCCACGTCGGCTACGCCGGACACAACACGGCTGAGGCCGAGGCCCGCCTGGGCAGCTCCAGTGAGGGCGGCTCTCTGCCGGTGGAGTTCCACAAGGGTGCCGAGAAGGACTTCGACAGCCTGCACCCCGAGGTTCAGGAGAAGGCCCTCAACACCATCGACCGCCTCGCGCGCGGTGAACAGCACAAGTACGACCACGCCCTGAACGGCAAGCCGGGCGCCGACGGCTGGCGCTCGGCCCGAGCCGACTTCCTGCACCGCGTCACCCACCGCTTCGAGGACAACGAGGGCAACCCCACCTCGTACGAGAAAGCACACCGGTTGTTCATCGGCCACATCGGTCCTCACAACTACGAGGCCGCCGAGAAGCGCCTGTCCAGCCTGACCGACTTCTTCCGCGAGGCTGCTCTGCAGCAGACTGCCTCTGTGGAAGAAGAGGACTACCGCATGCAGCACCGGGCCCCCGGCCCGCAGCACGCCCCGCTGCACAACCCGACCCAGCCCAACGCCGATGGGGGAGCCTTCCAGCAGGAGGACCTCGACCACCCCGAGTGGGGAGGCATCGGCGAGCCGCACGAGGAGTCCCTGCAAGCCGTGCGCCGTGCCAAGGGCAACCCGGACGCGCCGGTGACCATCTATCGTTCGGTGCCCCACGGCATCTACCACATCCGCACCGGCGACTGGGTCACCACCTCCGCCCAGTACGCCCACGAGCACGGCATGCACCCGGACGACCCCTCCAAGGACTGGCCGGTCCTCAAGGCCACCGTCCCGGCCAAGCACGTCCACACCGACGGCAACGACATCAACGAGTGGGGCTACAACGGCCCCACCATCGAGCACGCTGCCGTCCACGGCTCGGACGAGGCGCACCACACGGCCGCGCGCCAGCCCTACAGCGAGGACCTCAGCGACGACCGGCCGGTGACCTTCGACTACCACCGGCGCACCACACCGGCCCCGCGCAACACCGTCCACTACCACGGCCAGGACATCGAGCCCCACGGCCGGTACGTCTCCCAGGGCAAGTCGTACGCGGACCTGCCGGACCTGGAGAGCGGCACCCTGACCTTCCAGCGTCCGCTGCGGCTGCACTCGCCGACCGACGACCCCAGCCACCCGGACCACTGGAAGCAGCAGCTGGTGCGCCGCTACGACGGCAAGACCGGCGCCGAGCTGTCGCAGGCCATCCGCGACGACGGCTACGACGGCATCATGACCCACGACGCCTACGGGCCGTCCGAGACCGTCGACCTCACCCATCTGAGCCCGCGCACTGCAGCCCATCTCACTAGCTCCGAGGAGCAGTTGGTGCAGCGTCAGGCGGCCGCCGTCGCGCATGACGATGGCGTGATGGTGGCGTTCGTCCCGCCGCCCGAGATAGCCGCCCAACTGGCCCAGGACGGCGGCCAGACCGCCGATGACCTGCACATCACCCTGGCCTATTTGGGCAATGTGGGGGACTACACTGCCCAGCAGCTGACTTTGCTGCCTCAGTTGGTTTCGGCCTGGGCAATGAGGCAAAAGCCAGTTACGATCCGTATCGGAGGCGTTGGCAAGTTCAACAACGCCTTCAAGGACCAGCATGTCCTGTGGGCGCATCCGGACATCCCGGGAGGGGTGCAGATGCACGTCAGCCTGGCCAGGGAACTGGAGCAGTACGGCTTCCGGCTCCCGAGCGAGCACGGCTGGACTGCCCACATGACACTGCGGTACGTGAACGAGCATTTCCGCTTCATGCCGCATCTGCCAGAGATCGGCTGGGAAGCAACCGAGGTGGTCACCTTCATCGGACCGGCCCGCCACGCCGCCCGCCTCGGCCTGCGCCCCAGCACACCCACCACGCTCTAGTCCCGCCAGACCGGAGCAGTCAGGAGAACACCCCAGTGGCCACCATCACGGTCAAGCCCATCCCGTCCCAGTACCAGGAAGTCATCGACAAGTGTGACGAGATGGACTGGGACGTGGAGAAGAGTCCCACCAGCGTCAAGGTCATCCCGCCCAAGGGCTCCAAGGTCAAGCCGTTCAACATGCCGCGCTCGACTCCCTGGGCGCCGCCGCAGCTGGCGAAGAACCTGCAGGAGAACGGTTTCCTCGCCGCCTACAAGGAGTTCAAGGACGCCAGGGACGGCGTGAAGAAGCCGGACGCGGTGGCCACGGCGGCCGCCAAGCCGGGCAAGAAGGTCCGGGTCTGCGAGTACTGCGAGAAGGACCCCGAGATCAAGGAGCCCTTCACCACCACGCACCCCCCGGCGCTGGGTGTCCACCAGCGTCACAAGCACGGCATCCTCGGCAAGAGCGCCGAGGCCGCCCGCAAGCGTGACGTGACGGCCGCCAAGAAGGCTGCTGGCAAGAAGGTCCTGG